CTTGTATCAACGAAAGGCTCATCTCTGTCACTTTTAGGTTGTTCTATTGGGACACAAACTTTTTGTACTGGGTCATATCTAAATCCGGGAGGGCAAGGGTCTACTGCCGGTGTTTCGGGTTCAGGTTCTACAGGAGTTGTAGGTGATGTTGGTGCAGGAGTTGGTGTTTGCATAATACCTTCACCTGCTTTTGGAAATTGTGTTTCATCAAACTGTGGAAGCATTGGTGCTTCTATTTGTTTTAGTTGTCTAGGAAAACCTTGTTCTTCTGAACCATATTGTATAACTGCATCAGGCCCTACATACTTTTGACCTTGCATTGTCATAATGCCATCAGTAGCAGAATCATAAACATTTTGTGTTGTACTTACATTAGCTGCACTAGCACTAAATGGAAACATAATTCCTTGTGCTTCTTGTTCTAATTTTTTTTGTAAATCAGATAGTGCTGACATTTATTTAAGCTGCTCCTTGAGGTTCATTATTTGGTGCAGTAAAGCCGCCTTCCCCTGCAACTTGTGGAGTTCCGACTCCGATGTTGCCACCTCCAGACCCTTGTGTGTCTGCGACATTTGCTCCTGCAGGTATTCCGTTAACAGGTCCCATACCACCTTGTTGTGGGTTAGGGCCTTGAGTTTGTTGATTTCCATTCATGTCTCCCATCATCTTCATAAAGATTGCAGCTTTCTCTGGGTCATTGACTAATTGTTCTGGGTCAATGTCTAAAGACTTTGCAATCTCTTTTATAATGCTATGCCATTTTACAAAAGGTGCTAAGAATTGATTTGATGCTACTTGCATAAATGTCATCAATCTTTGTGACCTAACTTCTTTTGTCATAAGAGATGTAGTGCCTTGTGCTTTAACATTTAAGTCACCTTGTATTTCAGGAACATCTTTATTAAATTGCATATTCCAATGAAACAATGTTTCTCCTAATGGCCTTAATAAATAATCATCTATATTTTTAATAACTGTTTTAATATTTAAAGCAGCAGCACCCATTAACATAGACATACCAGATGCTGTTCTAGTTGTAGATTGTATACCTGTTTGTCCATGAGAATAGGAAGGTATACCTGTGGACTCATCTGCTAATTGTCTAAACCTATCAAACATCTGCATATTTTCAGGAGCAGTATTTGGGAATCTTAATCCATGTATAGCTTGTCCTGTTTGTCCACTTTGTCTTCTAAAAATTTTGCCCGGATAAACAGTCATGTCTTGACCGGGTACTAACATAGTTTCATCTACGTCAAAAACTAAATTACCTGCTAGTGCTAAATTATCAATAGCCATTCTTGCATGTCCATTCATAATTGTTTGTGCATCATCCATATTTTCTGGAATACCTACACCAAAAAATTGATAAGGATTTATTTCATATGGACATACTAAGAAAGGATTTCTTGCAGGTGTAAATGGATTTAATACTAATCTTAATACTTTACCATTTGAAATCCAAGCATTGATTTGAACTTCATCTAAGTCATCAGATATTTCATCAGGCATTTCTATACCTGCTTCTTCTACTAGGTACTTATCCATTGTACCCCAGTATTCTAAAACTTCAAATCTATTTTTATTAAACTCTTCTTGATTTTCTCTATCAAACAAAGCAGTTTCATAACTTCTTGTTTCATAGTTAGGACCACCTTCTAGTAAATCTAATATAGCAGACTTTCTAAAAAAAGGTCTATTAATTAAATCTCTAATTTGTGTTCTGTTAAATATGTGTCTTTGAATAACATAATCAGCATCTTCGATAGTTACAGCATCAGGGTCAGGATATAAATCCCAACAACTAACAGCTTCTACTCTAGGAACTAATTTAGTTATAGGTGAATATTCTCTTTCACCTTTTTCATTTTGTTTCCATTTATGTTCTTGTTGTTCATAGTTAAATGGACCTTTTAAAATACCTGTTCCAAGTAAACACATTTCAAATAAAACATGTCTCATAACAGATATTGCATGAGATTCTTCTAGTTGGTCATGGATAAGTTTTTCCATGTTTCTTGCAGCTTCTTCTGCAGGACCTATCTGAGGCATAGTTTTTAAATCAGGAGCAGGTCCTTCTTCAAAACCACCTTTTGCATACTTTTCTTTTAGTCCATTAAATATTTCATCAGCAGTAGCACCCGGAGATATTTCTCTTCCATCACCTTCAAAACCATAGATATCTTCCATACGAGCATCTTGTCGTTTAAGATTATCTGGTTTTATGTGTGCATATTCAGCTATACCTAGAGGGTCAGTAGTAGGATGTATTCCTATTGGAAACTTACCTTGTGAAAATAATACCTCTATAAGTTGACCATAAGAAGCTAATACTTTTGTCTTAGTTACCTTGACAAATACTTTAGACTTTTCAGAATCACGAAAAGCCATATCAGAACCATAAATACCTCTATAGTTTCGATAAGACCTTAACCATCGCTTTTCATCATAAAGACGTGCTTGTTCTGATTCTTTTAATCTAGACTCGATAAGACTACCGAGATTACTATAAGAATCATCTTCAGTATCAGATAAGGATGTTACCTTATCAGATTCAGATGTCAAGCCACTATTGTTATCGTGTGGCATTATTTACCTCTTAGTAATCTCTTTCGTCAGCCATTGAGAAGACTTTACCATCTACCATGTTCTTCTTCTCTTTAGGAAACTCTTTATTTACTCCACCTTCAGCATAGTCAGCAGGAAAAGGTGCAGCACCTTTAACTACTAATGTAGAAGGCCCTTTTGCATCTCCCTGTTTTGCAGCTTCGTTTCCATACATGTTTTCAGGTAATTCACCCTGCACATATTTTTTCATGATTGCCATTTTATTTTTCTCCTTTTAATTGTTTCTGTATGTAAGGTAATAACCAAGGGTTATCTACACACACAGTTGTTAGTCCATTCGCAAAAGTATTGCAAATTTTTTCTTCTTCTTTATCATCTAAATCTATACCCCATTGATATACTATAGCATGAAGTAACTCATGTATTAAAGTATTAGCATGAGATATATTATCTTCAGTTGATGATAAAGCTATCATTCCATCTGCAGCAAGAAACTGTCCATTTATTTCATTGCATTTAGATACGATGGAATCTAAATTTTTTATTTTATAATTTCTATATCCTATTTTAATATCTTTCATTAATATCCAAATACTCTATCTGCAGGTGCAATATGTTTAGGTTCATTAGTTTTATCTATAAAATCTTGTCTGATAGGATGAACGGGTCTACTCATACAACCATATCTTAATGCATCATAAGCATGGTCTTCTGCATGTGTATCTACATCTTCAGGATTATTTTTATCTGTAGGTAACATAGGTAATGTTCTAATTAAATTAACACAATTATCTAAAACAAATAAAGATGGATATCCTGTATTTTCATCTAACTTTAATCTTTTATGTATTTCTAATTTACCTGCTATTCTACTTCTAGGACTTCTATCAGAAGGTCTCCAACGACATCCTTCTAGTATCATTGTCTCTGCAATACTCGGTCCTATATCACCTCGTCTTGCCCAAGTAGAACTATCAAGAACTCCATATCTAATATACTCACCATGTTCTTGTTCTAAAACTTTTCTAGCAAATAAATCTGCTGTAATTTTTTTTGTATATAGTTCTCTGTAAACAAATAAATTATTATCAAAATCTACTGCTATCCATAAACAACATGCAGGTGAACTATATCCCCAGTCACATGCTCTAAACCTCATCCAGTTTCTAGGAATATCAAAAGGTTTAATAACATGAATTTCTTTACTAAACTCTGGAAAAGAAGAATCTTCAAATGCTTCCCAGTTTCCATCTAAGAATTGTTTTCTTTGTACTTCTGGTAATGATGCCAACATTGCATAATAATCATCTGTTTGCATCAGATAAGGATTGTCTTCTAGCTTTGCAGGTATAAATCTTCTAGATATTTTTTTAACACCTGTAGGAGTTTTAATATCTATATCAAACTTTGTATTTGGTTTTGCAGGGTCAACAAACATTTGTTTAACCCATTGTGAACCTACATTTCCGGGATTGCCTGTTGCTCTCATATAAACAGGAATCTCTGGGTCTACGCTTCGTAAAGAGGACCGAAGAAAATTATATATATCTTCGGTGGGGTATTGTGGAAGTTCGTCTATTCCAATCCAAGTATATGATTGTCCTTGGTAACGTAAAGCATCAGTTAAGTTTTCCGCATACCCAAACTCTATTCTAGCACCTGAAGGAAACTTCCATTCTTTTTCTTGTTCCCTCCATTTAGCACCGGGATAAGCTTTAGGATATAGTTGTTGTGAATGATTAATTAAATCTCTTAACTCAGGCATTGTACGTCTAATTAGTAATGCTCTGTGTTTTTGTTTATCACAATAACGAAGTGGGTCAACCAACATTGCATATGATTTACCTCCACCTCTTGCTCCTCCGTAAAATACTTCTCTTTCGGATGATGCTAAAAATTCTGTTTGTGGTCCTTCATTAGGTTCAAAGATAACTTCTCTATCTTTAATAGCTTCTCTTATATTAGGAGTTGTTTCTTCAATCTTATCTTTTTCAATAAGTTGTTCTTTACCTTCTAATACATTATCAATCTTTTTTAATTTACTTTTTGTAGACCAATAATTATTTTGTGCTTTTTCTAGTTGCTCTTTTCTTTCACGCAATAAATCTTGTGCTGACTTACGAGCTTTTTTTTCTTTAATAGTTAAAGGAGTATTTAAATCTTTTACTCTTCTTCTACCAGATTTTTTTGGTTTAGGTTCGTCTACCAACCTTTGTGTATTACCCTTTTTAGTACTTCTCTTAATCCCATACCTGTAAGTTTTCTACCTGTATGATGTGATAACCATTCTGCAGTTTCTCTATAAGAACAATTATTTTCTATAAATTTTTTTGCTTTTTTAATTAACTCCATATGTTCTTCGTTTTGTATTAGAAAGTCAGGGTCTTCTTCTGATACTTCATAACCATAAGGAATTACTCTAGCATTTTTTCTTCTAGCTATTTTAATTTTTTCAGTCATTACTGAAACTTTTCTTTAATTCTTTGCTCCGCTAATTCTTTTTGTGTAAACATTTCTCCACTACCCATTTCTGTTGCACTAAGTGGCAATGTTAACATTGATAGTATTGGAGTTAATTTTAATGTTGTAGCTATTGTTTTTAAAAGAGAAGGTGACTTAGTTACCATTACTGATGAACCACCTATACCTAATTTTTTTGGAGTATCTACTACAGTATACTCTTTTCCTAATGTTTCTTTAACAAATGTATTTAATTCTGTTTGACTAAAAGGTTTTTGAAAAGTATTAGTTCCACCTTTTTTCATAAGGAATCCGTCTTTGTAAGGAACTCTTGTTTTACCCTCTGTAGAATCTCTAGCAGTAATAAAAGCTACACCATCATCTGATAACATATTTCCAATATTATTGACAACATTTTTTCTTTCTTGTATATCATCTATAACATTTAATACCATATGATTAACTACAGCTTTTTGTGATTTAAGTCCTTCACCTTTTGCTAAAGTATTAACATTTATATAATCTGGATATCTACCTTTTGATTTTATAATTCTTTTTTCATCTACATAAGGTTCAAAAGATTTTGCATTTTTAGATAACTCTTTTGTCCCTGTACCTAATCCAGAACTATAATCTAAAACTTTATCTTTTATATTTAATTTACTTAATATACCACCATACTTTTTATAAGTATTTTTAGTAGTAGATATCTGTGTTTTACTAGCGTCTATTTTAATTTCTTCAGTCATTATTTTTTGGTGGTAATATAAATACTCCGTGTTGAACTTTAGCAGTAATATCTAATTTTTCTTTTTTGGATAAACCAACTCTATCTAATATTTGTTTGGCTGCTTCCATTCTAATATTAGCACCGGGTAAACTTCCGTCTTCATCTAAAGCATTAATCATACCCATACTTGCTCTAGGTGCAAAAGCAGCTAACTGTTCTTCTGCTCTTGTAATAATTTCATCTTTTAATGCTCTTAGTGGTTGTAAGTAATCTGCATAACCTGCTATGTCTCCGGCTGCTTTAGGATTACCTCTTGCTTCACCAAACAAAGCTGTTAGAAATGTTTCTTGCTTTTCTGTTAAAGCTAATTCTTTTTTATTTTCAGGAACTAACATTGCGGACCTTTTGTAAATGTCTTTCTGTTTTTTCTTTTAGCCATTCAGGAGATTTTCTAATACCTGCTTTTTCTTCTGCTTGTCTTTCTTTCATTCCCTGTCTAGCTGTGTTAATCATTTGGTCACGTTGTTTATGTTCACCACGTTCTATAAAGGCAAGTCTGGGTGCAGTTATCACCATCTCTACATTTTTATTTCGTAGTGGCTTTGTCCTATCTTCATACGATAGATACTCATCCCAGACTTTACCAGTCTTCTTATTTTTATAAGAATATGTTGGCACTATTTTATTTTAATCGCCCTTGGTTTTTTTTCTTCTGGTAGTTCTTGTTTCAATGTAATTGTAAGAATACCATTTTCCATTGTTGCATCTGTAGGTTCTGTGTATTCTGCTAGTGAAAAAGTTTTAGAAAACTTTTTAGTAGAAATACCTTTGTACAGATAATCTTCATTGTTTGATTCTATTTCACCATCAACAGTCATTTTGTTTTCTTTAACATTTATGTTAATATCTTTTTTAGAAAACCCTGCTAATGCAAAATCTATTTTCCACTCCCCATCATTTATTTTTTTAATGTTGTAGTGTGGATATCCTTTGACATCAGTATTACTTACAATATCTAATGTATCAAAGAATCTATCAAACCCTACTGTATAGGGCATGTATTTATCTAGTGTAAAAGTCATGTATACCTCCTTGCTTTAAGCTAGATATCAACGACCCCGAAGGCATCGTCAAACTTTTTAATCTTTTTTAAACTTTATTTGTGTTACTGTTTCTTCGCCTTTGTTGGCTTTAAAAACATTGCCAGATAGTTTAACCTCTGGCTCCTTTAACAACTCGTTGACTTTTTGGAGGAGACTTCTTCGAACCCCCTTTACCTGACCATAAAACTTTGTTTGCCCAGTACGCAGCACTTGTTGGACCTTTTGCGATATTTTTTCCATGCCTTGCTTTAAAAGACTTCCTAGCTTCTGGGGAATAGTTGTGACCCATAGAAGCATCACCGAACCGAATAAGCCTTGGTCTGCCGTTTTCGAGTATACCGACCTTACCTTTCTTACCACCTTCAGTGGTCCTGATTGCAGAATTAAATCTTTTAAGTCCATGTTTTTTAAGAAAGTTTTTTCTTTTTTCCGTTTCGCTTAGTGCCATTTTTTTTAGGTTTTAATTTTCCTACAGCAACCATGATTACTGTTTTTGATTTTGGTTTTTTTGTTTTACTTCCGTATGCCATTAGGCTTTACCTTTCATAGCTTTTTGAATAGCCATACCTCTGGTTTTTTCATAAGATGATAGTTTACCATCATTATTTAAGTCTGCCTTTTTCATATCAAAGTTCATAGTCCGATTGTTTCGGTTATCGGTCTTACCATTCATTTTCATTTTATTATTGTTCATGTTACTATCCAATATATTGCAGCTACAGCTACAATACCAATACCAATCTTACCTTTCTTATTAAGATTGTTCCATTTATTCCATACTTTATTAATCATTATGATACCCTCCTGTATGCTCTAGTCTTCTTTGCAATGCCCTTCGGTTGCTTCACAAACTGTTTGCCCTTTCTTGTTCCTTCTCTTTTTGCTTTTGTCGTGGCCGCATATTCTGCAGATGTCAGGCTCTTGATTGCTTTTTCTGGTAGATACCTCTCTCCCGTCTTGGAAGAAGGCTTTCCAGACTTTGTTCGCCACTTCTGTTTTGTCCATGATTTAAGACTTCTTTGAGATTTTGCTAGTGCCATGTTTTTTCTTTAATTGTATTTTTGCTCTTTTTGCGATTGCTGCCTGTTGTGGTTTACCCCCGAACTTACTTCGTTGTTCCATAACAGTAAGAATCTGAACTTTCCTAGCATACGGCTTATTAATCTTGCGAACTTTACGAACAGTATTCTTTGCATCCGCAGTTGTCGCATATTTAATTCTGACTGTATCTCTAGGATTCTCATCTGTATATAATCTTCTACCTGAACCTTTTGGTTTTTTTCCTGTTCCTACTCTAGGGTCTGCCATTATTTTCCTTGTCTATTATATTTTTTATAATCTCTACGTTTATGTTTATTCATTGATGACATTTTAACTTTACCATTTCCTATACTAGTTCTTTTAGGAATATGTATTATACCTTGTTTTTCTTTAGGTTGTTTTGCCATTTAATGTAAAATATTTTTTTTGATATGCATTTAGTTCTTGTATTGTATTTACTTCTGTATCATATTCACAAAGTTTTTTATATAATGTTTTATCACTTAACCAACTTCTACCATTCCAAAATTCAAAACCATCAAACCTAGATTTATATATATTTGATTTTTCATACCCATAAGCTAAATAATACTTTTTGCATTTATTTTTTATAGACCAGTCTATTTCATATAGTGTTGCATATGTACCCATACCTAGTTTTGGGTTTTCATAATCCCAAGCAAACTGTCCTGTCAATACATGATTACTATCAAATACTTTAATTTCTGTAAATGCTATCGGCCTATTTTTAAAATAGTAGATAAAATATTTCCAATCAATGTTGTCTTCTTTTTTAAAGAACTCGCTTTCTTCTTCAAAGTTCTCTTCATGAAACTTCTTATGCTTAATATATTTCTTATAAATACTGGAAATAGTAGTGAAAAGTGCATCATCTAATTTATTATATACCTCAACTGTAATATCTTTCTTTCTTAATATCTTTCTTTGTTTTTTACTAAATGTAAATTTTTTTAAAAGTAATCTTGTGTTCCTAGCATTAATCCAAGTTAGTTTATCTAGGTCTGTGTAATACCATGATAAAGGAATCCATCCTTGTTCAAAAGCTTGACAATATTCTTTTTCTTCAAAGTTAGCTAAAGCTAGAGAATAGATTAAATCGTGGTTAGTTAGTTTGCCAGTAATATGGTCAAAGAATAATTTCACTAAGGGCGTTCAAACTGAGTCATATATGAATCATCAGTTACAATGTCTTCCTCTCTAGTATTCTCTACTGTATAAAAGTTTTGGTCTATCTTGTATCCCGGATTTTCTGTTAGTCTTTTTTCCATAAATGCATCATCATACCAAATAGTTCTATTGTTGGGATAGGCAAAAAAGTTACCATCATCCATTCTAAACATGTGAGCACATTTATGTTCTGGGTCTTCACTAAAGTTTGTATCTAACATGGCTGCTTTGTTTTCCCATGCCCAGTCTATTGTAAACATGTAGGTCCCTTTTCTTTTAACACCTTTATAATCTACAAGTTCTGCTCTCATATTAGCTAATCTATTTCTTCTATTAACATCTACATAGGGTGAAAAGCAATCCCAGTATTGATGTATATTTAAATCATGTTTGGGTGCATCTTTTTTCCAACAAAATGCATGGATAGGTCTGCGTGTCCAGTTTACACCATTAGGTAATAAACATTCAAACAGCAATGCTCTTCTTTCTATGCTGTTTACTGTATGTATATCTGCAAAAGTGTACTCACCATGACCTTTTTCATGGTCATATAGGTACTCATTTCTAATATATGCACTAAATGATGGTAAGTTATGGTTTAAATATGCCAATTATTTCTTTTTTTTAGCTTTACTAGGTAATAATCCTTTGTTTACTGCTCTTGCTCGTTCAGAAAAGCCTAGTTTCTTTCCTTGTTTAATCTTTTTTTTAATAGTTTCTACTTTTGCTACCACTATACTTGTCTCTCCAGTAGTTTTTTCTATGAAGTTGTCTGACTTGATACTCTAATTTAGATATACCTAAAATTTTTTTAATAAAAGCTACCACTATTTGTACCCGCCACCTGCTTTTTTATAAGATGACGCTAATAGTTGGGCCTTTCTCGCACTCCATTGGCCCGGTCTTCCACCTTTTGACCCTGCTTTGATGCGATTAAACATAGCCTTACGCATGGTAGGCTTTGTATAGTTCCCTGCTTTGTTTACTGTTGACTTTTTTTTCATAATTTTGTTTATTTTTATAGGCTATTCATCGTGATGCCCTGTAATGTGTATGTCTGTGAGTGTGGCCTATTGAATATTACAGCCTATACCTACTATTATACCGGCTTACAAGGATGTGTCAAGTGTTTTTTATTATTTTTTTTATTTTTTTATTTTTTACTTGACAAATCCTTGTAGACTGGTACAATATATATTGTAGGGGCCGGGGGTCCTTACATATAGAATCCATAAAAGGTATGTTTTACACTATGTGCTATATGTGGAAGATGTACTTTCAAACCTTATCCCTATTTTTTAGCTTGTCTACGTATATATATACACCACGCACCCCCCCTGCCACATGCATACCCCTATATATGGTATTGCATTTCTGCAACATACTACATCTAGTACCACAATATATAGTGTAATAAATTATTACGCATACTATATATA